ATGATCACCGACACAAAGCTCAGGAAGGCGCTCGGCAAGAAAAGAGATGATATCGAGATTATTTCTGATTCGCACGGGCTCAACGCCAGAATCAGCCAGGCCGGAAAAATATCATTTTTCTATCGGTATCGCTGGGCCGGTAAAGCGGTAAAACTCAATGTTGGTGATTATCCTGCAATGAGTATCACCCAGGCAAGAGAGCGTCGCCAACAATTCAGAAACTGGTTAACTGAGGGACTGGATCCGCGAGAGCAGGTGAAGCTGGATAAGCAGACCCGACAGGAAGCGATGTCCGTTGCCGAAGCGTTCAATTACTGGATTGAAAGGCACTGTATCGCTAACGGGCTAGTTAAAGTCGATTACTATCGCCAGGTGTTTGAGAAACATATCGCCGAACCGATGAAGAATGTCAAAGTCGATAACACAGCGAAAATGCACTGGATCAACGTCTTCGATTCTATAGAAAGCAGGGTGATGGCTCATTACATGCTTTCGCTGTGCAAACGGGCGTTTAGGTTCTGCGTTAACAGAAGTGTGATCGCCTCAAACCCACTCGAGGGATTACTGCCATCTGATGTCGGGCAAAAGCCTAAAAAGAGAACTCGCAGGATGGACGATGACGATCTGCGCAAAATCTATCAGTGGTTGAAAAGCCATATGTCGATAGAGTCCGTTTTCCTGGTGAAATTTATTATGCTTACCGGATGCCGTACGGCTGAGATTCGACTTAGTGAGAGATCATGGTTTCGATTGGATGATAATGAGTGGGTCGTGCCTGCGGGCAGTTATAAAACTCGGGTACATATTAGAAGGGGACTCTCAGACGCCGCCGTTAACCTGGTCAGAAATCACCTCAAGAAAATAAACACCAATCACCTGGTGACTTCACAACGTAAAATTGATGGCGGGATCAAAGATTCGCCCGTTCATTCACCTGTGGCATCCAATTACGCCCGTTCTATTTGGAATGGAACAGGTATGGCAGAGTGGTCGCTTCATGATATGAGGCGGACGATAGCCACAAATCTCTCTGAGTTAGGTTGCCCGCCGCACGTAATTGAAAAGCTGCTCGGGCATCAGATGGTGGGGGTTATGGCGCATTACAACCTTCATGACTATATCGATGATCAGAAACACTGGCTCCGCGTTTGGCAGAGCCATCTTGAAGAGATCATCGGAGAGCCCTTCAGTTAATTTATCTTCTTTTTATCCTCCCACTCTTTGATTGACTCAGAGCGCCAGCGGTTAGGGTTGCCGGGCCAGTCAGGGGGTGGGAACGGGCATACGAAGCCCCGAGGCATTGTGTCTGCACTTTGCCATGACCAAAGGGTTTTGCGTGAAATTTTGTAGCGACTGGTCAGGTCTGACGTTACCAAAATATCATCCATAGCTCTCTCCAGTTGCCCGTTCGGGCCATTCAAAATCTTTTTCAACCAACCTGCCCGGGCAGGGAGCGGAGACGGCGCATGCCGGTCATCGCTGTGGCCACGTAGCTCGCCTTTCGGTTCACCACCTCCACCCAGACTTTCACGCCTTCAACCTTCACCGTATAAGTCTCTTTCATCTTGCTTCGCCCATAGTCGCCATATGTTTGCAAGTGAGCTGCCAGCGCGATGTCGCATGCTTGGCGAGCTAAAGGTGATTGCTTACTTCCTCGATTGATCAGTCGCATATAATCTCCTTGAGGGAGGGTTACCCCTCCCGGTCTCGTCAGGCCACGTATTCCGGTTTCATATCCGCCAGGGTGATGCTGAATTGATCGTGCAGTTCATCGCCTAAGTGACGCTTTGAAGATGCAAGCATGCGCTCGGCTTCAGCGAACCGTTCGGCTGCATGCGGCTCGTCGGGCTGGGGCAGGGATTTAATAGCCTCCTCAACCTTGTTGCGTGCATCCACTAGGTAATAACGCTTTACGGCTTTGTTTTTCAGCTCGGTGAATAGTGCGGATCCCAGCGTAGCTTTCGCCGTTTCAATGTCGGCACGCAGCGATTTGGCGCTATCCACGTCCTGAGCAGATTCGATGCGTTCGCGGAAATCATCGGCAAGAGAGTCGACATTTACCGACGATTCCTGTGCGCTTTGCGTGGTTGTGACGGTGTCACCTGAGATATCAGCCAGGCTAACGCGTTGCGGCGTTGGGTTGATCTCTTTTTCTGTGCGCTGTTCAATCTCATCAGGGGTGTACACACCAAGAACAACTGCAGGGCAATATAGGCGCGCCCAGTATTTGAGTGCCAGATAAGCGATCTGCTGTTTCGGGTTTGATACCCAAAGTGGAGAATTACGTGTGATTACGCTGGAGAGGAAAACAGGCTCTCCCCAGGTGATATCACTTTCACCGCGAATAACGGCACCTACCCGTACCGACAGTCCTTGTTCATCAGCACTTTCCCAACCGCGTACCATTTCTTTCTTGTCGTACGTCCCGCCACCTTTCGCAGGCTTTTTAACGGTTATCTCGCGGCTGCTGGCACATTTCGACCAGTCGCCCTCGTACTCATAGTGAAAGCGGCCAACGATGGCGTTTGAGCTGGAGATCACCGCATTAACCAGTTGCGCTTCGTATCCCAGGACACCGTTAACCAGGTGCGTCTTTTGCGCCACGGCGTAAGGGTTCATACCCCACTGCATCGCCTGCATGATGATGGCCATGCAGTCTGCCGGATTGCCGCGGAGGTGCTCAGGCACCGTTACGGCTGCCTGTGCCATCAACCCGGCGACAGACTGAAGCTGGGTTAAAGCCTGCACGTTGAAAATGGCATTGCTGGCTGAGATCGTGTTTGGAGTCTGCTGTTCAGCGGTTACGATATTCGTGTTTTCCATCATCATTCCCCTTATGCCTGAGTACGCAGCGCTTCAAGGCGGCGCAGGTCGAAGTCGTTCAGTTCGTCGGTGTAGTCAGCAGTGATTGGCGCTGGCCATTCACCTGTGTCGAATCCGGTTGCGATATTGCGCATCGCTTTGCGGTACTCGAGCATACCCAGCTCCAGTAGTTCAGCGGATGCCTCGATGATGGCGATCCAGTGGTAGTTCTCGTCTTTGTTGACGAAAATCCAGAAGAACTGATCCAGCGCTGCGGTTTCGCAGTACATAGCCGCGCTCAGGTGATAATCACGTTCAATAATTTCCCGGTGTAGCCTGGCGCGCAGGCTTTCCTGCTTAACATTCCACATGCTGATGGTTTTCAGGTCTGCACCTATACGCACGCCATCCAGGTCGATCTCAAGGTCAGGGCGCACACGAACTTCCAAGCCCGTCTCCTCGTCAAAACCAAAGTAGCTCACCTCAACGGCTCGGCTAGGGTGGGTCAGCAGCATGCCGGCGGTCGGGTGTGCCAGAAGCGCTTTTTGAATATTCAGCGCGGTGCTCAGCTGCTGGCGGGTGACCAGCACTTTTCCTTCCGGGTTATCGCGCCAGGCATCCAGCAGTTCGTCGGCAAATACGGCATCTGGTTTGACTGCCTTCACGGCCTGGATCATGTCTGCTTTGGTACCGGACACTTTCAGTGGTGCCGGTTTCTGTGCTTCCTGAGCCACAAGGTCAGGGTTGATGATTGCCAACTGCTCCAGCAGCGCGTCACGGCTGCCGCTGGTTTTAACCGGCGGCGGCAGGGTGGCGTTGTACTCTTTAATGCATGCCTTCATTGCCGTCGCCGTCTGCTTCTGGTCACCATCAATACGCTGGAAGTCAGCTGGCAGCGCCATATAGTTCTGTGCCGTTTCTTCCAGGTTAGCGCCAAGCGGAACCTGCGGCGGCAGGGTGGCGTTGTACTCTTCCAGTAACACCTTGATGTTGTCGGCAGACAGCAGCGCCGGCAGGCTGGCATTGTGCTCATCGATAAAGGCGCGCAGGGTCGCGGCCGTTGTGAATGCGCCTTCAGGGATCACCGGTTCAACGCTGAATTCTGCGTCCAGTAGTTCAGGCTGCAACGCCAGCGCATGCACCAAGTTGCCCATGTCCAGCACCGCTGAGCGCTCTTTGACGATGGTTTTCTCTACGTGGCGCGCATTGAAGTACATCAGCGAAACGCGCGCATCTTTCACCTGGGTTGAGCTGATGCCGTTGGCGGCGTGGTAAACCTCGTTTGGCAGCCCTTCATAGCGGCCTGGCTCGAAATAAGCGGGATAAACAACAGCTGGTTCGTCAGATTGCGCTTCTGGCTCGGTTTGTGCTGCAACTGGTTCGGTTTGGCTTACAGAATCGCTATTTTTGGCGACAGAATCCGTATTCTGGTCTACATCGTCCTTCTGGCTGGTATCTGACTCTTCACCAGACTCCAGACTGCTTTCGCCTGGCTGTACTTCATCACCAGCTTGTTTTTCATCACTGACAGTTTCTTGAACCTGCACATTGCTGGTGGTCTCCGTAGCCTTTTTCGTGCCATGAGTTGCTGAGTTCTGCAGCAAAGCCGTAACGTCGAATATTCCGTTGCCGACATTTTTAACCAGTTCTTGTTCGACTTTCTGCGGTTGTGCTGCCGCTTCCTCTGCGCGGCGGCGTGCTCCTTCTTCACGCACGCGTTGCAGGTTCTCTTCGTGAGTGCAGAAGGATTTGCGCGGAGACTCCTTACCTTCAGGTTGGGGAATTTCCTGTGCTGCGGGTTCAGTCTCATGCAACGGCAATAACTCGACCGCGGAATTGAACGCGGCTGTCATGGTCTGGTTAACAAATTCCAGGTGAGCGACAGGAGTTAAATGAATATTTTCCGGTGCGATACGTACCAGGTTAAAAATAGCCGTGCGGTTAACACCCAGAACGCCTGGCTGATTGCGCAGGATGTTGCTCCATGATTTCCATGGTTCTTCTTTTTTGGTCACGATTTCTTTAGCGCGACGAAGAATGCTGCCCGGGATCTCGAAGTGGTTGAAGTCCATAGGCAGAAGGGCACACGCAATCTCTAAATCGAGAGTGTCCAGTGTGTGGTGTGCGTCAGGTCCACGGTCAGTGACGTAACCGCCGTCGGCATTAGTGCCGGAATCAGTACGCTGCACACTACTGATGCGATTACCGGCGGCCCATTCGCGAACGAGGATACCGCGGTCGATGTGATCTGTAGCGAACCACAATTTCAAAAACTGGATTAAGGTTGCGAGTTCAGGGATTTTTCCATCGACAGGGAAGACTTTCTTAACGGCATTCACGACTTTATGAATATCGTGCTCAATGGCTTTTTTGAATGCTTCCACATTCTCAGCTGCCAGCAGCAGGTTCTGGACGTACGCGTCATCGGTGTCCATCTCAAGGCGGACAATCTCATTTTTCTGCCCTGCGTCGATGTGATAGAGATATTCACCATCACCGATGAACTGAGCCAGTACGCGCTGGCGGAATGGCAGGGTGGCAACAACGATCAGGTTCGGTTGCTGTGTCTGCTGGGATTGCTCTTCGGTATCGACTTCACCATCAACGACGCCACCTTCTGCCCGGCCGTTCTCGTCGGTCTGGATACCGTCCTCAACAGTGAGATCTTGACCCGTTGTAACGTCAGCAGCGTTGCTGGTTTCAGTTTTGAGCAACTGCAACTTACCACTGCGCCAGTCTTCTACCAGTTGATTGCGGTCACCGGCATCGGTGTTCACCCAGTCAGACATGAATGCAGCGATCAATCTTGGTTCGTGCTCTTCGTCTGGTGTGAAAATGTCCTTAACCGCCCGAATCATTTTCCACTCAGCATTCAGGCTGAGTTTGGCGGTCGCGGGCACATCGTTCCTTGCCACAAGCAGGCTATGGAGATATGTATTGCCTTCATCCAGTGACATTTCGCTGGCAGCCAACTGCTGCTCTTTAGTGACGTGGGTTTGGTATTTATCGTTCATCAGATGGACGGCAAAGCGGACCGCTGGAGTACGGTTTTCAACCGGGACAATTTCGGACGCAGTCGCATCTTCAACGATTACGGTCGGAGTAGGTGTGTAGGGGGCGTCAACGGAACCAGTAGACACACCAGCGGCTTTTGGCAGCCAGGTGCGCCCATCGTCCTGAAGCTCGTAGCGATCACACCAGGTAAAATCAACTTCACCTTCTTTCGGCAGGCCGTCGACAACTGGGAAATCAGTGCGAATCGGTTTGGCGTAGTCCTTACCCCGACCTGTTTCGATACCTGCATCTTCCAGCGCAACATCCAGCATCAGATTGGCGCGAGCCTCGGTTTTAGCAGTGAACCAGACCACTGCATCTTGCTTTCCGGATTTCTGAGTGGCTTTAACCACATTAAAGAATTCCATGTGAGATCCTCATTTTTGGGTGTTAGAATCCCCGGACCATTGATAGCGCCCATTGGGTTAACTTTGGTTTTAATGTTGTTTCCGGTGTAACTTTGGTCGGTACCACCAGACGTAGATCCCGCCTTGCGCGGGTTTTACGTTAGCCTTCGTGAGCCATCTGGTCGTGCGAAGCGCAACGTTTGGAGCAATACTCTTTTTCTTTGCGCGCCAGCTGTGAGCCGTTGCGATAGAGAAGGGTGCTCTTGATTACTTCCTCCGTTTTAACCGGCTTGCCGCAATATCCGCATTTCTTGTCTAACATGACATCCTCCGCTAGTGGCTGAGTCCATGCCCCAACCCGTTCAGATAAACTTCAACCAGCAAGTCGGTTGTGTAAGTCCGCTCAATCCCACGATGCAGATACAGGCGGCCGCGTTTATTTGCTGATGCTGTCCAGGTGCTTTCCCGATGCTTAACGAGCATCCCTGGGAGAACGGCGCCGCGGTTAACAGTCTGTGTCCCGTAATGATGACTAACCATTGAACACCCCCGTGAAATGCATAATTTCGACAGCCAGGCCAGCCCAGAAAACCACACCAATGGCCAGCGCGATAACCAGTGAGCGAATGCCGTTTCTGCTCATACCGCACCCCAGCACTGAACGCTTACGAATGCGACCAAAGCCAACAACAGAGCCACCTTCACCTTGAATCTGTTCCACGCAGGAACCTCATGTTCGCGGATCATCTCTTCACCTTTGCCTTATCGCGGCTAACGGGACGTTTTGACTTCACCCCGGCGTTGCCGGTGTTGTTTGGATGAGATGATAATAGCAATGAGTATTAACCATAGCAATACGTATTGTTATTATTTGATAGCTATTGCTATTAAATCATTGATAGCTAAATGAATTTATTTTTTCCTATTGTGCTGTTATGCTCAAAAAAACGCCAAAAAGGGTAGCGCCATGTCGAATGAGGATGAGTTTTTCGCAGAGATGCACCCGCAGATTGCGCAGGTCATCGGGATAGCGGTTATGCAGCTGCTGGTTGAGAGGCGCGAGCCATCAAGAGAGGCGCTGATAGAGATGATTCAGGTGCTGTGGCAGGGTGACCAGGTAGATCTGGCAGTAGAGCTGGCACTGGATGTGCTGATGCTGAGGGAAGAGTAGGGCAGTAACAACCCGGCGCGGTGGCCGGGTTAACGTCTACTACCAGTTCGGTAGCTCACGCAAAGAATACTTAGGCTTTCCATTACCTACCTGAGTGCAGAGGAATTTTGCAATAACTTTTTCTCCGCGGTGATCGTTGATAATGTCTGGATTGTCTATGTAATTACTGATTTTCGCTACAAAAATTGATTTAGATTCATCATGCTCCATAATAAACTCGCATTGACGTTTATGAGGAAGAGCTCCCAAGAAGCTAACTTCTAATAACTGCAAATCTTCTTTAACACTATCTTTACTTAGCTTGAGGACCGCTCTTTCAATATCATTGATATTGTTTGCAACAAGCGCTTGGTTGTTATGCCTTAAAGTAAAAGTTGCTTTGTTATCAAATAGTATTTGTATAAATCCACGTATTTTATCTAAAGCTCGGTCATCCAAATCACTAATCGCCTCAGCTAGACCATCATCGTCTCCCCTTATACTCATTTGCAGGATAGATTGAGTCTGGTTCAGAGCTTTTTGAACAGAAGATTCCTCATCAAAGTTAAGCGGGGCATCTGGCCTAAATTCCTCAAGTGTAAATCCAAAAGAACCTTTGGCTGTTCCAGTAATCATAAGCAAATTATTTTCAAGATTTGGAATTTTACCTTTGGCCGGTAATTTCCCTGAAAATGAAGATGCAACATGAGAAACCGCATCATTAAAGGCGTTAACTATTTTGGTTCCGAAATTTGCAGCTATGCCATATGTACCAAGTACAGGGGCTCCTCTGAATGTTAAAGTGGCTTTAACTGGCGGATGCTCATCGATAACAATATGAGAAATCTCATCATTTAGCTCATGGAGCCTGCTTTCAAGGCTCATTTTGCCAATAATGTCATCATCAGTAGTGGTTTCTAAAAGAGACAGGATTGAGTCCCGCTCACTTAGAACGAACAAGTAATCGTCGCGATTCATTGCTCACCTCCTTCTGATAGCATTGTTTCTAAAATGGTTAATGCCTGTTGATCCAGTGTAATATCTAGAGGAATCTGCAAGAATCCCTTCCATGTAAGATCCCTTCTATGAGACCACATACTGTACCAATATACAGTCCTTTCTACAAGCTGCTCCTTAGAAACGCCCAGTGACTGGAAGTAAGAATCAACTCTAAACTCTTGCTTTCTCCACTTACCCATATGTGGCACAAACAGATTCGGGTTACGCATAACGACATCTTGCTGCGTTTCGTTAAACGCCAAATTAAAAAAAGTCACAACATCAATGTCATTTGGCGGACGTTTTTCAATGAGTTCAACATCTTCTATGAAACTACCATCGATCCATTGAAAACCATCCGTTAACCCAGTTTTATTAATTTCTTTACGAAATTTGATGAAACCGAGTAAGATCTCGATCCTTTGTGGGCTTGTAGCGTACCGCTCTACAAATTTTAATATATCTGTCTTATATGGGGAGCGATAGGCGCTGGTTGGATGCTCCATATCCATTGGTGGGATTACACCAATTTCATTCCAGTTAGGAATTTCCTGAATCACCATGCTGTGGCCTTAAATTTCTTATTGGTTGTAAGAAAAAATGTCATTATTTTCAATGGAGTCATTGATTTTTTTATCGCTTTATCAATATGACTTCTCTCGCTCGCTTAATCAGAGCCTTTCTCTGAAATTTCATCAGGGATCGCATAAAATTATTGTTTGCCTCATTCACTGCGCGAGCGAAGCCTTTCCTTCATTTACTTCTCGTACATGTTATCTAGCCTTCCGCCTGAGTCGTAAATATACAATCATTCCCTGTTGTTTTAGGTGGCTTCTTATCCATGCTTCCTGTACGTCTTCGGCATTACCAAAAACACATCGAACTACCGGTCTGGCTCACTCAAAGTCATCCCGCTCATCCTTCCGCTTGAAGAAAACTTTATCCAGCCTGAGCACTATCCCAACCAGTCCGATAATCAGCAAAGTAATGAGTATTGGGATAATCAGATCAGACATGCTTCCTCTGCGTGCTAAGGCTTTACCCATGCTTCCTGTACGTCTGCGGCATGCTGCCGATCACCTTGCCGAACACGAAAACACGATTCATTTCGTCTTTCTCGATCGGGTCCCAGGCTGCATAGCTCTTGTTATCTGAGATAACCAGCAGCTTGTCCTTCATCTTCTGCAGGCGCTTGACGTGAGCAGTGTCGTCGTACAGGAAGGCGTATATCCCGTCGCCGTCGAAGCTCTTAACGCTGATGTCGACGAACAGCAGATCACCCGGCTCAATCGTGCCGGACATGCTGTCACCCCGGACGTTGATGATCCGGATGTTCTCAGCCTTACGCCCATCGAACATGTGCCGGGCTTCAGCTGGCTCATACTCAACAGAACGGAGAATCTCGACGAACTCCTGGTTCACGATGCCCGGCCCGGCACTAACCATAAGGTCCAGCACATCAATCCTGAATGCATCAGTATCCTGGCTTTTAACCTGGGCAGCGCGAGGGAGCTGGCCGTCATCGCGCATCGGTCCATTTCCGGTTGATAACCATTCAGACCTGACGCCCAAAGCATTAGCTATCTCGACAATTTTTGTTGAACCCCTGGCGTTTCCACTCACCAGGCGCCAAATGGTTGGCTGAGCAATACCTGAGGCCTTCGCAAGCGCCCCTTGTGACATTCCAGCCGAAGCCATGGCCTCGTTTAAACGATCTGCAAGAGTTTCTTTTTTCATAATCTCAAATTTATACGCTTGCGTATTACTGGTCAAAACACGTTTTGCTATTGCTAAAACCAATACGCATTGCTATTATCATTTTGCACCAATACTTATAGGAATTGGAACATGACGAACAAAACCATCCAGAAGGCAATTGATATCGCTGGCAGTCAGAAAAAATTGGCCGATCTGTGTGGCGTAGCGCAGCCGACAGTTTGGCGCTGGCTGCATGGCGGCGGAATTGACGCTCGCTATGTAATGAAAATCGTGTCTGCGACCAACGGCAAGATTAAGGCGGCAGAGATCAGGCCTGACCTTGCTCAGTTGCTGAGCGCGCATTCACCGGCCGCCTAACCAGCGGCCATTCCAAACAACACCAGAGGAAGTATCACAAATGGAGAGTTCAACGACACGCAACAAAGTGGAGGCTCGCAGGATAGAAAGCTGGTTACACAGCCAGATAGCTGAACTGGGAACCACGAATATCGCCAAAGTGGCCGGAGTGAATAAGTCGACGGTGAGTCGCTGGCGGGAAAGTCTGCTGCCGAACATGTCGCTGCTGCTGGCCATCCTGATTTCTAACAGGCCGGGAGAGAAAGGTGATTTTGAAGCATGAGTGGGAACAGAAAGGCGAAAGCCGCAGTGCAGCAACACTAACGGCTTTCTACGCGAATTAACTGGATCAATTCACAGGAGTAATTATGGCAAATACTGCCGAGGTAATCAATTTCCCTGTGCCTGTCGTGGCACTACAGGAGCTGCGCGTGGCAGATCTCGACGATGGGTTTACGCGCATCGCCAATGAGCTCCTTGAAGCTGTCATGCGTGCGGGTCTGTCGCAGCATCAGCTTTTGGTGTTCATGGCTGTCATGCGCAAAACATACGGCTTCAACAAGAAATCTGACTGGGTCAGTAACGAGCAGCTCTCGGAGCTGACCGGCATTCTCCCGCATAAGTGCTCAGCTGCAAAAAGCGTCCTGGTTAAGCGGGGGATATTAACTCAAACCGGTCGTGTTATCGGGATTAATAAAACGGTCAGCGAATGGTCATCTTTACCCGTAAAAGGTAAAGAAAAAAAACCTTACCTGAAAAAGGTAACATTACCCGAATCAGGTAAGAAAAGTTTACCCGAATCAGGTAACGCCTATTACCCGAATCAGGTAAACACAAAAGACAAACATACAAAAGACAATAAAGACAATATTAATAACCCCCCTAAATCCCCCCGGGCGGTTTCGTTCGATGCGTTAGCTGTTCAGTTGCCTGACTGGCTTTCTGCAGAAATCTGGTCGTCATGGGTGGCATATCGTCGCGACCTGAAAAAGCCGATCAAGTCTCAGCAGACGGTCACCCAGGCTATCAACCTGCTGGACCGCTGCAGACTGAACGGTTACGCGCCCGAAGAAATTATCAACCGCAGCATCGCCAATGGCTGGCAAGGCCTGTTTGAGCCAAATGGTGCCAAGCCTCAACCAAGTCAACAGGTGCGAGTTGCCGAAAATTTCGCAGGGAAGGATTACGGGCAGACTGAAATCCCATCATGGGCGAGGGACTGATCATGGAACTGGAAGAAAAAATCACTGCCATTGAGCGGATGCTTGATCAGCTGAGTAAGCCACCGGAAGACATCCCGAATTGCGAGGTGGTTATCGAGCGCGTCTGTTGTGAAAAGCATGGCGAGTATGAGCAGCGCAAGCGGATCCTGACCAGCAGCATCATCAATCTGCCATCACCGCCGACACGCTGCCCGGGCTGCCTGGAAGACGAACTGAATTTTCTGAAGGATGAAAAGGTTCGCTGGGATAAGCGAGTTCGCCAGCAAACTGCAGAAAGGCTGCTTCGCCAGCTGGATATACCAGAGCGATTCTCCACGTGCACTCTGGACAGCTACAAGCCTGTTGGGAAGGATTCTGAGCGAGCATTACGGGTCTGCCAGGCCTACGCATCGAAATGGACTGATCGCCTCCAGCAGGGAGGTGGGTTGGTTATGTGTGGCAAGCCTGGTACCGGTAAAAACCACCTTGCGCTGGCCATTGCCCGCCATGTGATTGAGCACCACCAAAGCTCAGTCATTTTCACGACGGCGCTCAAGATTGCCCGGGAGTTTAAATCGACCTGGTCAAAAACAGCCACGCGCACTGAGGATGAGGTGATCAGCTACTTCACGAAGCCAGACCTTCTGATTGTCGATGAGGTTGGTGTGCAGTTTGGCAGCGAAGCCGAGAAGATGATCATGTTTGAAATCATCAACACCCGCTACGAGCGCCTGAAGCCGACGATCCTGATCAGCAACCTGCCGAAGGATGAGCTGACGCAGTTTATCGGCGAGCGCGTCATCGACCGCATGAACGACGGCGGAGGCTGCACGATTTCGTTTACCTGGGACAGCTATCGGGAGAACAGGTCATGACAGGCAAAGACGCAATTCTGAACTACCTGAAAACGCATAAAACCTGTAGCTCTCCAGATGTCGCCGCGGCTTCCGGGATGACGCATACCTGCATCAACCAGGCTGCAAATATCCTGGCAAAGCAAGGGGTGCTGGTAGCTGAAGCTCGGGTGTGGCGGACGGTTTACTACCGGCTGGCTACTGAAGAAGAAATTTCAGGCAGGAAGAGCACCAATCAGATTTTCAACGAGTGTCGGCAAAGCCCGGCGATGAAACGGGTACTGGCTGTTTACGGGAGAACATCAGCATGACTATCACACTACAGGCAGTAAACGAGCTCATCGCCACCCTGGAGAGCGCAGGCGAGCTGTCGATCAGAGAGCAGAAGTTCCTGAAGCTGGCGAAAGCGTACCAGCAGCTGGCTGCGGAGAATGTGGAGGCAAAAAAAATAATCAGCGAATGCCGGGAGTATTTCATCGCTGGGGTGATGAACCGTATCAGACCAACGAATGAAGGATACCTGCATATGATTTGCGACACGTTTGCAGACGAAACCCCAGCAACCGATCGCATCGTAGCCGGGATTAAGGCTGATGGGGTGGATGAGTTCGTATCCAACGCCGTGCATAAGATTTTTGATGAAAGCGGAGCAGTGTCAGCTTTGGCTTACCTTTCGCTCGCTAATTCATACGTGAAGCAACTGCGCGAGGGGGCGACAAATGACCAAGTCAACCATAACCAGAGATGAGCTTAACGAAGTGATTGCCACATACGGAAAGCACCACATTGCTCATCGAATGGCTAATGTATTGTTGGCCGCAATGGACAGCGAGCCAGATTGCAAGGAAAGAAAACTTTTCTGTTCAACCGATACGACCAGAATGAGAAAGACAATCTCTGTCTCTGCTGGGACCGAGGATGCGCCGCTATATCGCCACGCGCAGCAGCCGGTAAATAGCGAGCCAGTAGGATACCTTTTCCATAACGAATACGGTGTGGTTTTATACTCAATTTCCGATGATGCTACCGAGGGATTCTCGCTAATTGGGCCAATATACTCCGTACCGCAGCCAGCGCCGGTAGTGCCTGGTAAATGGATTCCGGTAAGCGAGCAGATGCCGGAAGACCGCACGCAGGTAATTCTATGGGATGCTGAAATTGGAGAAGTAACAAGCGGTCACTACAGCCATAAAACACATACTTTTTATCATTGCGGCGATGCCATCGAAAACGAGATAACCCACTGGATGCCGACGCCAGCAGCTCCGCAGGAGATGAAAGGTGAATAAAGCCGAACTATTGCAGAAGATATCAGCGCTCGCTACTGAATGCCACACGCTGGCCTGTGATCTTGATATTGGTGATGAGCGAACCGAAATGTTCGAAATCTACGGCGTGCTGCACAATCTCGGTCGCCGCGGGTACGCCTGCCAGGTAGGGCGGCGCATGAATCCACTGCTCGCATCCTGCGATGACGACGAGGATGAGGAAGATGACGATTGGGATGAGGATGACGACTGA